AACAAAGCTTCTCATAATATTATCCTTGAAACTGGTGCGAGCGAACATGGCTGGTTCACTGCTCTCGATGAAAGAGTTAGGATTACTCATGCTGTCATGCACGGAACGATGCTGCCTATTTCCGTTCCGTTTATTGTCGGGGGTGAAGAATTACAATATCCAGGAGACGATAGAGGTTCGGCTGAAAATGTAATTTGCTGCAGATGTATAGAATTTATAAAATAGGAGGCAAATAATTATGGAAATAAAATCATTTGAAAACAATCTAAAAAATACATTTGAGAAATTTTTTCCTTGTGATACATTCATGCAGAAAAGCGCGAAAGGCGAAGAGGAATTGATTGTTGATTTCACTGTTCAAATCCCCGACAGGTATAAAGAAATATTGCTTGTTGACGGTTGCCGGTTAGAAGAATACTATAAGAATCCTATCATTCAAGCCGACCATGATTTTTCTATTCGGTCAACAGTTGGTTCGTGCAAATGGATAAAAAAAATGGGGGACAGAATAAGGATAGCGCCTCTATTCGGTTCGACTGAATTCGCCAGAGATGTTGAAATCCTTGTGAAAGAGAAACACTTGAAAACTGTTTCGCATACTTTCAATGCCTATTCTTATGTTGATGATATAGAAAGTATTGAAACGATTTTGGAACAATATAAAATAGAAGCTAACGCGGAAAATATCAACAGGATATATCTTGATTGGGAACCTTTGGAAATATCCTGGGTGGCAGTCCCGGCAAATACAGAAGCTATGGTCAGGGTGATTGAAGACGGAACGGTTAAATCGAAGGCTTTTATCGATTCCTTGAAAGCCGTTTCTTCCCTGGCTGATTATTTAGAGAAAAAAGAAAAAGTAGGGGGCTCGGCTGGAAAATCGGATTTGGAAAATAAAGAAGAATTAAAAAAAGATGATATGGAATTTATAATACAGGAACTTGAAAATATCAAAAAAAATATAGATAAATTGATAATACAAATCATGTATTCAGACAAGAAAACAGATGGCGGAACTGTTCAGGCTTCGAAACCCGAATCTGGAGAACAGGACGTTGATAATGCCAAAAAATTCCTTGAAGAAATAAAACAAGGAATAGAAAAAAAATGGAGGTAAATTATGGAATTTGACTCTCAAGCACTTATCAAAGAAATCAATACTTCTTTGGAAGGCAAGTTCGGTCAGCTTGCTACAAAAAAAGAAGTAGAAGATACGTCAACTAAGATTGATGAGTTGCAGAAGAAAATGGAATCTATCGAAAAAGAAAATGAATCTCGTATGGCGAATGTTGAAAGCAAAGATTGGAAAGCCGTTCTCGGCAAAGAATTCAATGCGTTGATATCGGGTCAGAAAACCGTGATAACGTTGAGCGATTTACCCGGGACGATACAAACTGTTGTAATACCTCAAATATTCTACGTTCCTGAAGATTATGGGGCTTTCCTTCAGGCGAATCCGCTTGTTTTGCCGATGGCGAATGCGATAGATATGGCGAGACAGCATGGAAGTACAAAAGTAAGTCTTACATGGAAAAGCGCGGGTTCTGGTGAAGGAATAGAAGAAGGAGTGACCGAAGAGGCTACCGTAAAACATTCTGTAAGCCGTGAAAGGCTTATCGCTAATGTTCCTCTTTCAAACGAATCCTTGAAGTATCCTACAGTTGACATGACTAATTATATCATCACGCGATTAAGGGAGGAGTGGGCGAAAGAACTCGACAAACAGGTTTTCACGGGGAATTCCAATCCTTTCGTTGGACTCGCTAACACGAGCGGCTTGAATGTAGTCACTTTTGATTCGGGAAAGACAAACTTTTCTGATATTGATAGGAAATATCTTGTCAGGGCGATACATGCAGTATCGGCGAAAGTGGTCGGTTCATCGTTCTGGTATATGAGCAATTCGAACCTTGGAGTTGTACATGAGAATTTAGTAACTACTACCGGTATGCCGATTTACGATTATCAAACAGGTTCGTTGCTTGGATATAAAGTACTGAAGACAGACGCTTTGCCTCTTGTTTCTGATAGCGGTGCAGATAAGATTTTCGGATATTTCGGTTCTTCGAGGATCGGGATAGCTTATGCCATAGATGGTGTGTCCTTCGATATTTCCAGAGAAGCGGAATTCAAGAAAGACAACACAGTTATCCGCGTGACCGCCGATTGTGTTCTCTATGTAATTCTGCCGGAAGCTTTTTGCGTAATCAAAACGGCGGCGGAGTAGGAGGCTGGTATGAGAAAAAATATATATATTATAATTATTCTCTTAGCTCCTTTTCTTTTACTCGGGGCGGAAGTCGTTAGTATCGGCACATCCAGAACAGCACATCGGAACGGATTTATAACATTGATTGAAAATGATACCCTTGATGCTTCAAGCGATGTGACAGTATATACCAATGTTCACGAACAATTCGCGGATACTCTGGAATGGAGCGTATGGCTACTGGCAAAAGAAGATGGAGCGCAAGCGAATAAACTGGTATTTATTTATCAGTTTTCACCCGATACAGCATACGGCTGGTCAGCAGCAGCGCGAATCGATTCACTTGATGTGGCTGACGACGGTTACGATGACGCGTGGTATAAAACTCATCTTGGGGCAATGGCACAGCCGGCAAATACAATGAAGTGGATGGCGATAACTCTCGACAATAGCGGAAGCGATGCAAACGAATTGATAATTAAAAAGTTCGGGATTGCTTTCAAAACACGGTAACATTAACTCTAACCATAGTGATGGGGCTGCAGCACAGCCCCGTCACAAAAAAAACGGAGGTAATATGCTTAAATCAGAAGAAAAAAAAGAAGGGAAAAAAGAAGAAAAAAAAGAAGAAAAAATAAATGTAAAAGGCGATAGGGTTGCACTCGCGAATATTTCGATAGCTGGTAAGCGATTCGGGAAAGGGCAAGTCATAACGGGACTAACGAAAAAGGAACTTGAATCGCTTGAGCGTTTCACGAAACCTGTCAAGATAAAGAAATAATCTATGGCTGGATTCCCTTCCGTCGCCGATGTTGTGACTCTACTCAAGGCAGACGAATTCGAAGAAGCGAAAGAAACGCAAGTCGATATGCTGCTCGATTTCGCCATAAGCGAATTCAAGACACTCGCCAATAACAATATCGAGAATACTGAATACGAAAAACAGAAATATATTGAAAGGACAAAAACGCTTACACTTGGAGCGAGGCCGATTACCGAAATAAAATTATTCAAAATTAACGATGCAGATGTCAATGGAGAGGATTATATTCTTGAAGCCGCGCTTGGCGTGATAAAATTCAAAGTAGCCAAAACCGGAACGGTAAAAATAAATTTTTCTGCCGGATATGAGGCTGACGATATTCCGAACGATATACGAAAAGCAATATTGTTTCAAGTAATCGATTGGATTAATAAAGTCGAAGACCGACTCGGGAAAAAGTCTGTTTCGATCGGCGGGGAGACTCAATCTTTTTTGACCGATTCCGTTTTGCCTGAATTTCTCGAAACCGCGAAACGATATGAGATAATGAATTACGGATGAATATAAGAATAGAATACTTGAATTATAAGGAATGGGCTGCAAAAAGAAAAAAGGATGCCGGTAAAGCAATGGGGCGGGCGCTTCTTTACAATCTTAAAAAGGTCATTGATAATTCTAAAAGAAAATATTTGTCGGGAGGGTATCCTTTAAATTTGCGGGTTGATAGTGGTTCTTTAAGAAATAATGTTAGATTGTTTAATATTAGAACGGAAGAGAATGAAGTAATCGCTAATATTGGAGTTGAGTCCATCGCGTGGTACGGGAAAATATGGGAGGCGGTCGATGAATACAAACATAGACGAGGCAGGTCTTTTGGAAACGCAACGCCGATGGCTCGTCCTTTTCTCAAGCCTTCTTGGGAAGATATGAAAAATGTTGTAGTTAGAGATTTGCATTCTAAATTAATTGAGGCGCTAAAATGATAAAATTATCGGCTGTACGTACATGGGGAGAAAGAGTCATAAAAAATATAGAAAAGGTAAAATTAAACACAGACTTAAATCTCACTTTCGAGGGGGTTGTAAAAAAACACGGAACCCCTGTCGCGACAATTTTCATCGATAGCGGAACGGGCGAAATAGAAGGTGATGTTTTTCTCCCGAAAGTACCGGTTAATTTCTATATTATAGACAGAGAAGACGG